ATGACAGAAGTTTCTTTACATCCTCTGGTCTATCGAGAGCAAGAAAGATAACCTCAAGGTCTAGGTCGCCTTGCTTGATGTGATGTGTGTAAGGGACTGACCACTGGAACTTGCCCCATTGGTCTTCGGGAAACCAGTCAAGCCAAGTCTTAATAGTCGTGGTTCTTAGCTGTGGGTTAGTGTTACGAATGATAGCCCAGCGAGAGCGGCGTATGCCATCATCATTCTTTTGCTGTGCTAATGCACGGCGGAATACCTCAACGCAGCAGCCAACAGATTTGCCAGAGCCGACCGGGCCGCGAATACCACGGAAAAAGGTATCGTCCTTCATAAAGGACTTTAGAACATCGCCATCCGGCTTATACTTAAAGTTCGTCAATTTTATGATCCACGCCGACTTTGATTAGACGCTCAACCACATCGGGGGCGATAATCGAAATAAGCTTGTCAGCTTCATAGTCAGTGCAGAATTCTTTGGGGTGATGCTTGAGGTGAACCTTCTTAACTATGTTGCGTAAGACTCGACGCTCCTGCTCACTAATTGTGTGTAGAAAACTCATCTGTTACCTTTCTTGCCTCCTGCATAGCCTCGGAGAAAGACATCTTGCGAGAACTATTGTTCTGCATCTTGATTGCTTTTCTACGAAGCTTGCGGATCTCTTGCTTAGACACGACGATGCTTCCGCGTCTTTTCAGCAATACCTTTTGGCTGTTTTGAGAACTGCTTGCCAGCACGACGAGCCGCACGTTTCTTTGCGGTGGTGCGAGCATACTCTTCATCGCTTAGGCTTTTGATTGCCTTCTCTGGCAAGTAACGTTCACCAGTAGCCTCAGAACCCTGAGTGCTGGGCTTGCCTGATTTAGTCCGCCACTTCTGTTTCGTCCAAGCGCGGAGAGATTTTTGCGGGGCTTTCATTAGCTAGTATAGCCTCCACCACGAGCCTTGTATTCGCGCGCGAGCATCTGAGCCTTGCGTGCAGACCATTGCCCCGGCGAGCCACCTTTGCCACCGCGCTTAATTTTCTCGAAGAGATTCTTACGCATCCGTGGTTTGGTGTAGTTGCCAGCTTCATTAACCGCCATTCTCTTCTTCCTTCAACTTACGCAAGGAGGTAGGGGTGTTTTTTGTTTTTACTTTCTGGACGCGCTTCTCCGGCACATGGGCTACTGCCTTTACGCCGCGATCAGCAAGTTCCTCTTCCGTAAAGAGACGAACACTATCAGTGGTAAACGACTTGCCTGAGTGAGGGCGACCATCAGGAAGAACGAAATAATCTTTGCTGATGTATTCCGAACCATCAATCTTATAAAGCTTGCTCATTTACCATATCCTTTCAACATTGATTTCTTTTTCCCCTTCTTCTTGGCAGCAGCTTTCTTAGCCGCTTTGATGCCAGCAGGGGTGTATGGGTATTTCTTTCCAGCCACGTTAGGCATTACTTGTCGCCTTTTATAAAAGCGTCTTTTTCATTAAGATCTACAACTCGGCGAACATAACGAAGCATACTTCTATACTTGTCTGTTTTTTCAGGATTTGTTTTTTCTAGTTTTTGAACAGCACCATAAGCATGATCAAATATTTGCATAGATCTAACTTTTTTATGTTCCTTATTGTCTTTCAAAAGCTTGGCGTTTAACTTCGCTGCCGAAGAGCCTTCATACTTAGACCGTGCATAATTGAACAAACTTTTTGAATCTTTAATATTTTTGAAATCCATCTAAATCACCATTTAACCTTATTAGCCCAGTATGCCGCAGACATCTTGCCTTTGGCAATGTTTTTTCTGTGACGCGCTTTGAAGCTACGCCGCTTTGCTTTCATACGCGCTGACTCTCCAGCCTTCGGCTTGCCAGCAGTAGAAGCACCCTGCTCACCAAAACGGATAATCTTTTCCTTCCCTCCCTCGCAAGCCTTCACAACGTGCGACTTCTTTGGGTGGCTAGGAGTTCGTTTCGGCTTATTGCACTTGAGATTCTTAATACCAGCGCGTGTCTTCTTACTCATCCGCAATCACCATCTGCCCCGTATAGTCTGCGCCATACGGATCAACCCTTACTTTTTCTGGGATATTCATTTCGCGCGGTAGCCCCGTAGTCCGGTCTGACCCAAAAGGATCAACTTCGGTTGAATACTTTTCGCCCCTATACTCAAACTCTTTCACGCCAGCCGCATGTTGGCGAGCAAACGCCTGAGTAAATGTAAGGTCATCAAGACTAGCAGAAGGAGTGGTTTCATTAAAAGCAGTCTTCACAGCCTCCAAAGCATTATCCAAACGCCCGTCTCCGATATAGCCAGTAGGAAGCGTAGGACGTTCCTCAGTCATATCCGGGCGAGACTCAACGATAAATCCAAAGCGTTCAAAACTAGCAGGGATAGCAAAAGAATACTCAGGGATAGAATCAGATCCAATGAAATATCCACCCTGCTGGTTCTTTACTGCCACGAATGAATTAAAGAAAGGAGGAAAGGAGGAGGGAGAGGGAAAGTCAATAAGGGCTAGTGGGGCTTCTTCGGCATTGGGGTTTCCAGCAAAGTAACGATCAGCACCCTCTTTCAGAATAGCGGATAACTCAAGGGGAATGTTCTCCTCAGAGATATAGCCATCATACATAAAGTTATCCATCGCAGTGTCATACGCCGCTCTAGCAAACTTCTCTTGATATTCCCTTGAAGGCATAACGCACCTTTTGAACTAAAAAATATATTTCACACTATACTTTTTTTATCGAGCCTTGAGAAGGAAAAATGTTTGTAGGAGTCCTGACCACTGTCCGTGCCGACGGTTTTTCCCCCCACCCCCTCCACACACTCGACCTCACGCCCGTGTAAGAGATTTGACGCGAGGCACACTGCAAGGAGGCACAATCGAGAAGTCCGACTACAAGGAGGTCATATATCTCAGGGTCAACCGAGGTCAATCTCAACCTTGATGTCCCCGGCGTGTAAGTGCATATGCTTCTCAGGGGCTTTCAATCCCGCCCTATCCAACAAGTCTTTGCTTGCCTCTAGCTGGACATACTCTGATTTAGCATTGGCTGACAGTCGCGTCACCTGATGGAGGGCTTGGGTCGCCTTAGCTCCAAGTTCATCCCTTACCCTTTGCATCATATACGCTTGAACCTTTGGCAGTGCTAAAGCCTTGCTTGCGCTGACTCTTCCCGTTTCACCCTCAGCATACCCAGCTGCTTGCGCGGCTTCTTTTATCGTGCCGCCATACGCTACCAAGTGTTCCACAAGGGCGGTCTGTTTCTCTGTCAATCCTGTCTCAGGATTCTTGACCGCATTACCCATTTTCTTTTATTTCCCTTCTTCCCTTCTGCTAGATTGTCGCTAGCACATAATCCTATAAGCGGCACGAAGCGCGCCGCATAAGCGGAGTTTAAGAGGGTTTGTCAAGAGAAAGCAAGAGAGAAAGAGAGGAGGAAGGCAAGAACGCAATAATCTTTCAATGAGACGAAACAATATTGCGCAAATAGCATACACTTCGCAAGCACATTGCGTGGGGAATGTGTATAATAATGGGTATAAAGAAATGGTTGAGACTGTAGGAGGTAACGCAATCATGACAAACAGAGTAGGAATGAAGGATTTAGAACTGCAGACAGCAGTTATCAACGGTCTGAAAGGTTCGCCTGTGAAATACAGCGCAAACAAAGAAGGCGAGAAATTCAAAGCAAATATCGGACACCGCTATATTCTAGCAAGCCATAATCATTATGCGCTGGCCTGTGTCATCAATGAAAGCGGAGGCGTATCGGTTCGCTTTGGTTCAAAGAACAAGCGCGACCTTTTCAACAAGCTTGACGCATACATCACAGCATTAGACGAGGAGTAGAAACCATGAACGCAAACAAATTAGAAACCGCATTAGCTGAAATGTTCAGCACTCTAAAACTGTCGCGCCGGCATTTTGAATTTATTGCTGACGAAATTGCACCCCTGCTAGAGTTTCCGACCAGCATCGAAGCACTGGCAGACAAGCTAGCGGCAACAAACCCACGCTTTGACCGGGAAAAATTCACCGAACGCGCCTTGCGTAATTGGGAAGACGCAAACCTTGAAACCTTATTGCAAGAATTATACGCAACCGGAGAAAACCCAAATGACTAAGCTAGGTCGCGACATGATACGGGACGAACTACACCGCCAAAGCCTCAACCGCTGGCAATGGCGCAAAAGAAAATGGCAACGGTTAATAAATACTATTCTTTTTTGGAGGTCATGAAATGAATTGGAGACGCACAATCGGGGTATATATCGAAGCCCTAGAGACGGGCAACAAGCAGCAAGCAGACGCTGCGGCCTGTGAATTGATGGTCATTGCAGACCATTTGAACAAGCTAGAGGTCAAGTATCCTGACATGATACAAGAGACACCTAGCAAAATAGTTTACCCCGACCAATGGTGGACGCTATGAGCCAGCCAACATTCAATGAAATGAGTTCAATGTTTTACGCATTGCAGACAGTGACCGGGGCAAACCTAAACGGAGAAGAAGGCTTTTGGAATGTGAACGGGGAGTTGATGCACGGCGAAGACGCAGACACACCAGTCACCGACGATGAGTTCGAGCAAGCATCGCAACGTTGTCGCTTTGCGGCTTGGTATATAGAAAAATGGTGCCTCGAATACTGCGAGAACCAACGAAGCTGGGCGGACTTGGAGGACTGACATGAAAAAAAGAAAGATAGACAAGCAAGGGCAGCCGGCAAAATGCGACATCTGTGGAGAGGTAACTCACCAATTTGTTTGCCTGTTGGTTAGTCCCGACCCTGTAGAGCATGAGACATGGTGCGACCCCTGTTACACCAAAGCACAAACGGAGAAACAACATGGGAATTTATGACAGTATCGAGCAAATGAAATACGAATACGAGCAGCTATTGAATGGCGGGGATTTTCAATCACACCTATTGCAAGTCGAAAATTGTGCCAGAAATATTTTAACTGAAATCGAAAAAACATTTAAAGGAATAGACGGGGTTGAACTAAGTGACCAGCAAAAGTAAAGCAAAGGGAACGTATCACGAGAATTGGTTCGTGAAACTGTTCAAGGAATGGGGCTTGCCAGTCAAACGCCAGCCCCTATCTGGCGCGCTTGGAGGAGAATATTCGGGCGACCTAGTCATCAACTTAAATGGCCGGGACTACATTGCCGAGGTCAAATACCGCAAAGAGAAAGGCTTTCCCTCGCCGTTCTCGGTCTTAAAAAATCGAGATGTTGCCTTGTTCAAGCTGGGCAAGGGGGAAGAAGGCTCACCAAAATGGGTGCTGATTGTGCCTGATAGAATTGTAGAAGAACTAATGGAGAAAGAAAATGAACATGACAATAACGATTGAAGCAGACAAGCAAGAGACTTACTCGGTCAAGAGTTTAGTCCGGGCGATATGCGAAACCTTTGGTGTCGAGCAAGACCTATTGCTAGGCAAGCGGCGGGTCGGTTATGTGATGGCTGGTCGCCATGCCCTGTATTATCTCGGCTATCGAAACACAGCACACACAACCACAACGCTCGGTAATTATTTGGATCGTGACCATACAACTATTCTGCACGGCCTAAAGAAATGCCAGTCACTGATGGAGAGAAACAACAACTATGCCTTCAAGATAGAGCAAGCGCATTTGCTTGCATTGCAATATGAAATCCAACGGCGCGAGGGTTTGGACAAACTAAAAGCCGAGGTTCAAGACATGGTTGAACGCTTTCAAATGGAGAAGTTAAATGAACTTTGAGCAAAGAGAAGCACTAATTCACGAACACTTTGTTCGCAAAATGACAACGATGTATCTGCCACCAAACAATGTGAAGCAGAGTGACGCATCAAAAAAACTTTACGGAGAGGAAATCAGAAAAGCAATCAACTCTAGGTTGAGCAGCGACATACCCAATGCCGATGTGTTCAATGATTTGCTCGGCAGAGTGTGGGACAAATGCGTATCGGCACACGACTTTCGCATCTGGTTTACACCTCACCTAGTCGGCAAGCATGCAGCCAAAGTAAATGCCGAGTGGCAACAGCGCAACACAAAGGCAAACAAGTTGTTCGAGACTGCAAGCATACATCAAGACGAGCGACCTCGCGCAGGCAAGGCCGACCCGGCCGGACAAGGCTGGACAATCGAGAAGTGTGACGCAGCTATCGAGATGACAAAGAAAGAACTAGGCAACAGCCACATGGCAAAGGTGCTGTGCCGCATACCAGAAAAAGCAAAGGAACGATTGCTCAATGCACGTGATTAGTCTTTACGATTACACTGGGCTTGCACTCATGCCTTGGCGAAATGCTGGGTATGAGTGTTATGCCTATGACATTGCTCACAAGGACACACAAAAGGACGGAATAAACTTCCTTCATGCAGACCTTCACCAACAGTCAACGCTAAACGAGATTGCAGAGTTTCACGATGGACGCGCCATGTTCATGTCTTGCTTTCCTGTTTGCACTGACTTGGCTGTGTCCGGGGCAGCGTGGTTTGCCAAAAAACGTGAAGCCAATCCGCGCTTCCAAGACGAAGCAGCCGGCCACGCAATCGCTTGCGCGGCAGTCGGTGACTATCTTGGTTGTCCATACTTTGTTGAAAACCCCGTGTCGGTTTTGTCAAGCCTATGGCGCAAACCCGATTACTCTTTCCACCCCTTCGAGTATGGGGGCTATCTACCAACAGATGACAAACACCCGACATGGCCTGACTACATTGCCGGGCAAGATAAATACTCAAAGAAAACGTGCCTATGGACTAACGGCCTGTTCAAGATGCCCAAGAAAAAACCAGTTGACCACACTGTAAAAGGGCGAAGCACTCAGGACTCGCAGCTTGGCGGGAAGTCAGAGAAGACAAAAAGAATTAGGTCAGCGACACCAAGAGGTTTTGCACAAGCGGTTTTTGAGGCAAATAAATACTAGACAAACTGATACGAATTACCCTAATTTGTATTGAAAGGAAGGCAAATGAGTAGAGATAACGAAATCAGAAAAGCATCTATCGGCGGCAGTTGTGCCTTGCGAATCATGGACGGTGATTGGCACGACCTTTGGCTAGAGAAGATGGGCTACAAAAAAGGCGTTGACCTGTCCGATGTCTTGCCTGTCCAGCTTGGCGTTTGGACTGAGGAGTTTAATATCAGGTGGTTTCAAAAGCACATGCAAGTCGAGTGCTTCAAAGACCCCAACGCAGCCACGCATGAACAACGCTATCACTACAAGTGGGACGGTATTCCCTGCCGAGCAACGCTTGACGCTGAGTTTATGATGCGCGGTGAGCGATACGGTTTGGAGTGCAAGCACACAAACGACAGAGCCACCATCAATAGCCAGCTTGAAAGATACATGCCACAGCTACAGCTTTATCTAGAAATCTCTGGTGTGAAGGCAATGTATTTTGCAAACATCTTTGGCAATGGTCGCTATGAATATGTGAAGGTTGCAAAGAATGAGGAATACATTCAGACAATGCTCGAACATCTCAAAGAGTTTTGGGGTTA